ATTTTTTGATCCGTATGTGTAGGAGCGTATTGCATACGCCCCCGCACGTACCGGGCGGACGATTCAATAGATAAAAGGGAATCGAATTTTTGATCCGTCAGGGTAGGGGCATATTGTATACACCCCAAAATGTATCGGATAGATGATTCAATAGATAAAAGGGAATCGATTTTTTGATCCGTATGTGTAGGGGCGTATTGCATACGCCCCTGCACGTACCGGGTGGGCGGTTCAATGGATAAAAGGGAATCGAATTTTTGATCCGTCAGGGTAGGTGCGTATTGCATACGCCCCAAAATGTATCGGGTTTTTGGTTCAATGGATTACGTGTATTCAAAAAATGGATGGAAAATAGATTCATTCGTCCCCTGACGGGGCCGTTTGTGGGGCGTATGCAATACGCTCCTAAACCGGTACCCAGAAAATGGGCCGTTATGGGTAGGGCGTTTTAATGGGGACTCCAATTTTTGGCAGGGGTAGGATTCAATGAATACGTATTGAATAGATACGTATCGGGCGGGCGATTCATTTGCCCATTATCATGGAAATTCCTGTGACGTATTTCATACACCCCTACACCGGTGCCCTAAAAATGGGTCGTTATGGGTAGGTCGTTTTAATGGTGAATCCAATTTTTGATGGGTATAGGATTCAATCGATACGTATTTAATAGATACGTATCGGGCGGATGAATCATTTGCCCATTGTCATGGGCATTTGTGGGGCGTATGCAATACGCCCCTACATCGGTACACCGAAAATGGGTCGTTGCGGGTAGGATGTTTTAATGGTGAATCAAATTTTTGGTGGGAATAGAATTTAATGGAATACGGTGAATCCAATCCTTTTCGAGAAAAGGATTCAATCAATCCGCTTTACATGCCAATGGCTGATGAAAATATTTGTAATGGTACAATTATATTTTTAGATGAATTATGCAATATCTATAATGAGTCTAAAGATAGCAGTGGAACTATCCTAGATTGGATAGGCCGCCCAGATGGTGCGGTGGAATTACGCGTCAAATATCCAGATGGTAAAGAACAAGATGAAGTTCTTGGTATCCCAAGTAATCTTCATACATTAGTAGCATATTATCGTGGTATTGGCAGATATCGTAAGGCTGCAATGGTGGCTAAACGATATAAAAAATTTATGTAAGAAAGGGTTACAAATATGAACTATATTGCATATACAAGTAATGGGATTAAGCTAGAATTCGCCTCAATGGCCGAGGCTATCAATGCCCTTGAAAAAGGCGGTTATCAAGCTGCCAATATTTTCAAATTAAGGTCAGATGGTGTTCAAGTGTTAGTTTACGAATATCGTCGCAGATAATAAAAAGATCCCCATGGAGTTGAACTCCATGGGGTATTTATCTTTATTTTTTTTTCTTAGGATTTAAATCTGGATAGTTGATATAAATTCTATTATAGTCAAAACGTAAAGTTTCTTTACGTGCTAATTCTTCACGAAGCTTTTCATACTTGCTGTAAAGAATAGAGTATTTAGAACGTAGTTTATCATCAAGATCATCTTCTGATAATACTCCATCGATGATAGATAAACGAGTATTGATAGAATGAAGCATAAGCAATGCATCATTTTCATCTTCTACATTACGTAAACGTAGTTGATATTCATAGAGATCATTTTCATAATCTCTGACTGCACTATATCTGAAGGATTTCGATGTGTCCCTATATTTCTTCATAGCCCAGTCAATAGGACCTGCTTCTAGTAAAGAGTTGTCATCGATACGACTCAAAGCAGTAATTACACGTTCAATTTCACGTTTTACTAATCTAATAGAAGTATACTCTAGAGATTTACGTAATCCCTTGATTGTAATGATGCGGTTAGATAATACATCATTATACACAGATAAACACCATGCAATAATAGTAGATGTATCTTTCTTACCGCCAGTTAGATAATTAATATATCCATAATCTTTAAGCTTCTTAATAGAAGTTTCAAGATCCATGCCAAATCCACAACTAATGAGGAAATCATCAGCAAGCAACGTACTATGATCTTTGAACATCACTGAAGTTATCTTCCAGATTAGATCTTTAAAGCCGAATGTCAATAATACTGCATAGTTAATAGTACTAGCTCTACGGATAGTACTATTAGTTTTATCTAAGTATACATCAATTTCAGCTCTAGCAATATCTATAGCAGAAGATGAATTTACTAATGCTCCTACATCATGTAGGATTAAAGCTAAGATTTCTCTATTAGATAAGTTGAGGACTGGATCAAACAACTTAGAATCTAGTTCTAAATAATACTTAGTAATTTTAGATTTATCTTGATGATCAGTATCATATGCAAATGGATCACTTAAGATGATATCATAAATATCGTTATCTTTAATGATAGGCATTACACAGATACCAAAGAAAGCTTTATCTGTATTACGAGTATATAAAGCCACATTACAAGAAGAACCAGTGAAAAACATATTTAGCTCATGAGCTAATTGTCTTAACAATTCTGGGTCTTGATTAGTGCGGAGTTGTTCAATAATAGATATACAATCATGAAAATCATAATTGTTCATATCTAATCCCCTTTCCTTTAAAGTCAAGGAAATGCCTAGGGTCTATAATGACCCTAGGCGTTTATTTCCTAGATTAGATTAAGGTTTTACATATTCAACTTTTTCTGGAGCTGTGATGTCTTTCTTAGCATCGTTTACTTTAGTGTAAGCAGAAGCATTTGGATAGCCACCAGCTGTACCAGCAGAAGTCATAGTATCAGGAATGTAAGTAGTGTAATCGTTCATGAGGTTACGTCCGATAGGATCAGTATTTTCATAACGAGTACGTAAACCAGTAGGGTTAATGATCTTAACACGACCTTGAACTGGTTGGTAGCTTACCAATTTGAAACGTTCGAACGCATGAACTGCTGGCAATGCATAGTTTTGTGCGTTGCGAATTTCATTAGATAAGTACAATTGATAATCGTAAATACAATAGATTACACGATCGCTATTACGAGGGTTTAACAAGATAATCAAGTTTTGGTTGTTACGAAGTTTATCAGATGCAACGAAGTTGTAAACACGTTTGTCGCTAGTTACAACTGTACGGTTGAAGTCTAATTCAACAGGACCAATGGAACTTGGAGCTTGGTAAGTGTAAGTGGTAGGAGTGATCTTACGGATCAATGCAGGGTTACCAATTACAGAGATAGTGATGTTAGGGTCATTCAATACTTGGATCATTGTTTGAGCGTAGTTGTCCAAAGCATCCATGAATGTTTTGTGACGGTATTCTACTTGATCCAATGCATAACCTTCTGGTGGAGCGAAGTCAAATACTTCAGCGATTTTATTAGCCATAGGCATAGTTTTGAAGTCATTATCCAATTCTTTATGGATTTTGTCATCTTTCCATGTACCTAAAGCTGTTTTGAACAAGGAAAGGATATTAGTCAATTGATCTTCATTATAAAGAGCTTGAATATCTTTTACTTCTTCAGGGCTGATTGGTGTATTGATTGGGAATGCATCAGGAATTTCCACGATGTTTGTTTGAGAATCCCAACGTACAGAGCAAGTATTAAGCATTGCAGAGGAAGTATCACGACGTACAGACAATACAACTTTAGTTACAGCTGTATCAGAGCAGTAAAGCATGAATTTATTGTCTTTCATGAAACCAGATAAAATGCCTTCCAAAGTTTTAGGAGTGCCTGCAGTTGCTTCGTAAGTAACAGAGAAACGAGTCATCATTTGACGATCGATTTCGCCATAGCTTGGGTCGAAGCGGCATTCTTGAATAGGAAGAGCTACATTAATTGCGGCACCAGTAGTGATTTCACTTGCTTCAACTGGAACCAATTCATGAGTTGCAGAATCTTCTTTCATCATACCAGCTTTAGGAATAGCAGATACGATTACATGAGTTACTGCAGATTCGATAGAGAAGTTATCAATGTTTGGTACAAGACCAGAAGCACCGAATACTGCTTTACGAATTTGAGTTTGTTTAGCATCATCACCAGGGTTCAATGGCAAATCAACTACTACGTTTTTAGTAGGAGCTGCAGATTGGATCGCATCAAACATTTCATTTTGTTGAGTGAACATGTCGATTTCGCGACCTTCTGGAGTAACCAACTTACGAATTTTCATTGTAAGTGTGAATTTAGGAGTTTTAGCAACTGCTTTGTTGATAGCGCCTTTATCGAAGACGTTGTTCATCAACAAGTTTTTGTGCAATGGGAATACAAGACCCATAACTGGATTGTATGCAGACAAAGCAGAGGATTCCAAGAACGCATTGCGGTCATTGTCGAATTGAGCTTCCATCATTGCCATATGGTCAGCATAACCATCTGGATTACCTAATGCTGTATATTCTTCAGCATCAGCGGAATTTTCAGTAAAGAAATTTTTAACAGTTTCAACACAAGTTGGATCCATCATAATACGACGCATGTCTGTAAAGAATTCGGAACCAGATTCGTGCTGAATATCTTCAGCCATTTCACGAATAGCTGTAGCGTATTGGCGAGTAGCAGGAGTCACATAACCACGACCCATAACTACGTCAGCGCGAGATTCACCTACAACTGGCATAATCATTTTCTCCTTTCGGGATGTACAATTTATTTTTATTATATTAGGTATCTATAGGGACACCAAAATATTTACTATATTGTTATATCTCATAATTCTATACCATTTACTTTTTAACAGGTTCTTCTGGTGCTATAGACTCAATTAGAACTACAATTCTATCTAAACACCAAAGTGCATAGTAAAAGTCAGATTTATTTTCAATATATGTCTTAGTATGATAAGTTTTAGTGATATAATGTAAAGTCATATCAGCTAGTTTATCTAAAGCATTAGATACTCTGATTATGATTTGCATA